AAATAGAACTTCTTCTATTTGTATCTTGTTGATGTTTATCTTCCCATCTACAATTTTCTGGATAATAACCTTTATTGTTATCTATTCTACCTAATGTCATATTATTTGGGCGTTCTCCCATATCAAATAAAAAGTTTTCAAAAACTTTCCACCTACCACATACAGAAATTCCTCTATCAAAATAACCTGATTTTGATTTGCATCGTCTATGCATAGCACACCAACTGTTATAAGTTGGTGTTGTTTTTTTGCGACTATTGTGACCGTGCTTTGTATTTCCGTGCATTAAGAAAAAAATAATTCAAGGTTTACTGTTTTTTCTGTCTTCCACCCAATAGCATCAAGAATAGACTTGAGTGGGTCAATAAAACTCTTTTCAAATTGTAATTCATAGTCAATGTATTTGTCAAGACCAAGTTCTTTTGGAAAGTCCTGAATAAAGGAGATAATATTCTCTTGAATGATATTTGGTTTTTTCAAATAGACAAACTTGATTTTCTCACCATTACCAATCAATGAATACTTATTCGTAAGTTTCTTCTCCTTTATATAATGATTGTATAGAAGTGCTCCACGAATATGAATGGGAGTTTTGTGGGCATAAATTGTGGATGAAGAATGATACTTACGCACATCAGAAGCAGTTCTGGGAAAGGCAATCTGCTCTGGGGGAAGTTTCTTAAACTCTTCACGACACTTATCAATAAACTTAATTACATCATCTTCAGTGCCATTCATCATCAACTTAAGTCCATCCTTAATCATTTGACGACAAGGTGCTGGAGTAGAAGATTTAACTGCCTCAATGCCCATCATTTTAAGTTTAGGTTCTTCATAACGAACACCTTCATTGTCCCATACATTGAGAATGTATCGTTTTTTAGCAGTCCAAATACCACGATCGGCAATGCACTCACGCTTCATATACATTTTTTGTTCATAAGCATTTAAGTATTCTGCCAGTTCTTCATAGCAACTTTCAATATACTTCTCAAGTTCCACCTTACAGACCTTATCAAGGAACGAAACAATGCCTTGAGTAGTTTTCTCTCTTCCCTTGTATATCTTTTGGACCAAAGAACCCATATTGAGATAAACAGAGTCAGTATCAGAAGCAATAACATAATCCACCTCTTTTGTTTTCAGAACCTTATTCAAGTATTGATTGAGTTTGTTTTCAATCCAACGAATTGCAACCTGTCCTGAGAGGGTGATTGCTTCTGCGTTTTCTAGTTTAAAGTAGCGGAAGTATTGGTTCCCCACACTACCGTAGGCAGAGTTGAGTTGAATCTTTCGTGCCATTTGAATATTATTACAGCGAGCAATTTCTTTTTCCAACTCTTTTGTTGGCGTCTTTTCATACTGCTGCTTTGCCGCAAGCATTTTTTTCTTATAAATGGAACGCTCTTTGAATATTTTATCCATTAATTCTGGAAGAAATCCTTTTACATCTTTGCGATACATAGAACCATTCGCACATACCGCATAGTCCTTATAAAGTCCAAATGTAAGTTGTTGGTTCAATACTTTATCAACTGTAATCGAAGGATGCTTATCTTCAACAAGAGTTTCTGGTGATATGTTGAATTGCATAATCAACGAAGGATATAGTGATGTCAAGTCAAAAGAAACAATCCAATCATATAGACCGGGAACAGGTTCCTTTACATAAGCACCAGCATACTTTGAGTCCTTTTCAGTTTTTTCTTTCGGTGGAATAACGATGTTTCTCTTTTTCAAATAGTTGTAGATAATCGTATCCCACATACGGACTTGTGAAAATACATCGGCATAATTTGCTTTTGCGTCATATGCCATAGTAATTGCCAACTCAATCAGTTTCATCTTGTCTTCCAGTCTATCAACAAGTTCCACGTCAATGATGTTATAAGAAGTGAATTTATTCCAACAATCATTTTTAATATCAACATCCACAATATTATAAATAAATTTAAGAGTTTCTTCATCAATATTGTCTATGTTAGATTCCACCCATTCCAAATGCTCTGGGTTACTTGGATCAAATTTAAATGGAAGTTTCATATTTCCTGAATGCAAATATACTAAGTGGTATTGGAATATTATAGAAAAAAGACTCAACAATTCCCCCGATTGTTATTATGAGAAACATCATATTATACCAAAATTTATGGGAGGAAGCAATGATGAAAATAATTTAGTTAATGTTACTGGAAGGGAGCATTATATACTCCACCTACTATTAATGAAAATTTGTGAAAAAATTGATGATAAAAAAATTTATAGAAAAAGCGTATACTCTGTATTATGCTTTACTATGAAGTATTATCATAAAGATCGTCATATTGTACCAAGTAGAGTAGTCGAATTTTTGAGAATTGAGATGAGTAAATTTAGAAAAGGAAAACCATCTCCAAATAAGGGTATAAAACATACCCAAAAAACAAAACAAAAAATGAAAGAAAATCATTGGATAAGAAATGGAGGAATTCATCCAATGCTAGGAAACACACATAGTAATGAAAGTATTGAAAAAATGAGATTTAATAGTACAAAACAATGGTGGGATGCATATTCCCCATCCGGAGAATATTTTCACAAAGTATCACTCAATGATATGATTAGAAATCATAATTTAAATGCCGATTGTATTCGTAGATTTAAAGGGAAAATAATACCAGAAGTTCCTGAGAGGGTGAAATCGCAAACAAAAGAGTCTAGATTAAATACAATAGGTTGGTTATTCATTCAACTGTAATTTATTGGCGATTAAGGTCCTTAATTTTCCTTTATGTCTTATGGACCCCCTATCAACTCTTTCATCTTTTGAAACATTAAATTCCCCACTATAAAACTCCTTAAAAGTATCAAACTCAGAGTGGTCCAGTTTCTTCTGACCCAACTCAACACTTGCGATATAGTCTAGACGATAGGATTCTTGTGCTTTATATGTAAACTTTTTATAAAGGTTAAGATAATCAAGTTGAGTAATACCACCGACATCGTAAGAAATGTGTTTACGACCAGAAACAAAAGTTTCTCTTTCAGTTACAAGACCCCAGGGTGACATTCGTTTCATTAACTTTTCGCCAAGAATACGGTCAATCCTACGGACAAGATACGGAATATCATACAATTCACTATTCCATCCAGTCACAACTTCTGGTGTATTTTCTTCAATCATCCACCAGTTAATGAAGTCATCAAGCAATTCCCTTTCTGTCCGGAATCCACGATAAATGACATTATCTTGCTTATTGTTGAATGTACCTTTTCCCCAAGTGCGGATTTGCTTAGTTGCGTAATCTTGAATTGTAATCAACAAGACTTCTTCTGAGGCAGATTCTACATCAGGGAATCCATTCTCGGAAGCAACCTCAATATCCAGAGTTGTTACTTTGATTTTATTGATATCAAACTTGATTTCTTCTTCTGGATATACTTCAGAAATATACTGGTAAATGTATCCAGTGTTTCCGTAGATTTTAAAGTTCTCTACACCCTCATACTTCTTGATAAATTCCCTACAATCTCTCACACATCCAGGTTGGACTGAATCAACATATTCTCCATTTAGAGTCTGATATTTAGTTTTTTTGTTAGAAGGAATAAAAAGGGTCGGATTAAACACTTCTCGGGTCATGAAGTGATTTCCATCTTCATAACCACGAACCAAGAAGTGGTCACCGACCATTTGAACATTGGTGTAAAAGCGCATTAGGTAGTTAATTTAAGATACTTTTCAATAATTTCTTCTTTAGGATCAACGATAGTAAGAATACTATCAGAGTGAATCATCATTTCTCTCTGGTCAGTTACATCTGGCCAAGGTGTTAAATTTCCTTCACTATCAATACAGTAAGGATTAATGAGTTTGCAATCTGGTTCCCCAAGTTCAGAACCAATTTCAATAATTTCTGTTACAATAACATTATCAACTTTCAGTAAGAGACATTTGATTGTCTTTTCCATTTACTTTTTCCTCATACATTTGTTTAAGTGATTGAATTGGGTCCACTAAAGTCACAACCCAATCCATTGTTACTAGCATTTGCTTATCCTCAGTTAAGATAATCCAAGGAGTTAGCGATACCTGTATTTTAGCATCATATTCAGACTCCTCCGAAAGGACAATGCTTCTTTCAGTGATTACTTTATATGGATTTTCAAAGACATATCCACATACCTTTTCCTCAGAGACAAGTTCTTTCACGTCAGAAATAACTGTTTCTCCAGATTTCAATAGTGCAAGTTTGATTGACATTTTTATTTTCTCCCTCATCCTATTATAGCAAGAAAAAAAGGAGGAGTCAACCTGGATTTTGCCAGGTGCTCCTCGCGCCGACGATACTTACTATGTAGTCAAACTTTGTATTATCTTGCCAGTCCATCCTTTATGGTGGTTTCTTTTTCCGATTATAACTTTATTCATAGTTCTATGGTCTAATCCATTATCATCACAAGTTTTTCTTAAACTATTTGTTTTGATTGTATTGCCATCAGGTGATG